ACCCACCTTTTTTTCTCATGTATTCAATTTTGAACAAGACAGCAGAAATGAAATGGTAAATATTGCTCAGTATACCGTATTTTCCATCGTCTTTATTACTTTGTTAAATCGCGGGATTCAGGAGTATATGCCTGAAGTAGACAGGGATAAAGGAAGTTTAGCCATTTTTGTAGAAGTGGTTATTCAATGCATCGTTCTCTTTCTTGGCATTATCTTTATTCACCGGATCATTACCTTTATTCCATCCGTAAGTGGTGCTAAATATTCGGATCAAAACGTCATCGCCATCATTTTACCTACCTTGATCCTTTTGCTAAGTACCTCTACGTTAGGTCAAAAGGTAGGTATCATCGTAGATAGGCTTACTGGTCAAGCTCCCGTAAAAAAGGTGAATCAGAGTAATCCAGGGCTTTCTATTTTACCGAAAGCACCCACTGTAAATCCAATCAATAGTCCTGAGCCCGATTTTAATTCCATGTTTGCCGGTCCTACGACACCTTTAGTGAACGCTGCCTCGCCAGATTCGTTTGAGCCGATGCCTTCCAACTTTGGTGGAAGCATATTTTAAATCTTTGCGCCAAGCTTTCATGTTCGGTCCAACCGTATGTACCGAGTACCATGAATCGCCCCATTCATTTTCATTCATTAAGAGTTCCATCCATTGCTTGTATTCTATCGGATGCTCTTTTGGATCTATTGGAATGTCCTCTTTGGTACGACAAAGAGGACATTGTATCGGCGTTTTCTTGACAGTATCTACACCAAATGGGTACACCACTGGTGAAGTCTCTTTGATTTGACGGTAACATTTGTCGCACATAGAATGCGAACAACTTTTCAACTGGTAAGCACGAATGATCGTGTCGTAACAAATAGGGCACTCCATGATTTACAGAGGACGATGTCAGTTGCGTTTCAATTTTTTATCAGAACATTATATGAAAATAACCATGTATACGACGTTACTTGCGTCTATCCTCGTACAAGTAATCACGGGAATCATTGAGTTCGGTGCTCTTTTTTTACCCGTACCAAGTGAGTACACATTTTTAAAACAAATGTTGATTCTGGAGGTTGTCGTACAAATGATTGAAGGATCCTTTTATATGTATTGGTTCTTTCATTTCAACACTATTACAAACATTACTCCATCCAGATATTTTGATTGGATGATTACCACACCTACCATGTTAGTGAATTTAATCATGTATTTACGTTTTTTATCTAGTACTGAACCACTTGATTTCTTTACCGTCTTCTTTGAAGAACGTTATATGATTCTTGCCATACTAGTACTCAATTGGCTGATGCTTTTCTTCGGATATTTAGGAGAAACGACGCTTACTCCGGTATACGTGGGGTTGGGATTCATTCCATTTATATTCTATTATTACCTCATTTATACAAACTATGGCGTTTTATCAGAAACCGGATTAATGGTATTTTATTACTTTTTATTTTTTTGGGGATTGTATGGTGTAGTTGCCATGTTTTCTTATAAACTTAAAAATATGTGTTATAATATCTTGGATTTATTCTCCAAAAACTTTTTTGGTCTATTCTTAACATACCTACTCTTACATAATAGGAGGGTTTAACCGTTTAAATTCTTTATACAAGGATTGTACAAAGGCATGCGACTTTACTGTATCATAATACATGACACTACATATATTTCCGCGAATACCATTGTTTGCACCAATCATACCATCTTTTGTAAGGGTATGCGGTGTCCATGTTTCTGATTGAATTAATGTACCATTCATAAACGTATCCATGATACCATTGGTATAAATCAATGCCATATGATTCCATTTTTGTAACGGTACCTCTACCTCTACCATGGAGTCACCCTTCAACCTAACCTCCATCTTATTTTTTTCACCATTATATGCAATCAACACACTATCTCCGTGCAACATTACGTTTGTATATTCTGTAGAAGACTGTGCATAACTTGGTGCACTTGGATTTATATAAAACCAAAAGGACAGCGTATAATGATAATTCACTGGAACAGTATACGAACTTACTTTATCCAACGGTATTGGTTTATGCACCAATACCTCGCCTCCATACGTTTGTTTGGAAATTGTTCGTATGTACAAATGAACCAGGGAAAATCCAACAATGGCCAGAATGGCAAACAAAAAAGCAGATGGTAACCGAAAGATCATCATTACGTAGTACATCAGTATATCCCATAGATACACAATACCATTTTTGATCCAATTTATAAATGTAAACACTGGCCTAAAACGGTCCGGTGTCATCGTGATGAAAAAGATACCATATCCAACCATGTAGAGTATAACAAAGGCCAAAAGGGCAAACGATGGTTTATATGAAAATGCCAAAATTTCATTTGTGGATACGACCAATAGAAGTATGAGAATCACTAGTTGAAACAATACATGCGCCACCTTCAGAGAAGGAAATAAAATACACGTCAAAAGTACTAAATACCACGGATTATAGGGCGTTGTCAAAAAAGAAAACGGGTTCATCACGGCCACCAGTATAGCCATGGCCAAATAAACAAGTTTCAAAAGTATAGTTGGTGTAGCTTGCATCACTAATGGTACTTGTACCAAAATCATGAATGCATAAATAAGGTATCCACTAGAATTACCAGATTCTTGAATGGAAAAATAATTCGTCAGTGCATTTACAATCTCATCTAGATAAATACAAAAAGGAAGATTGATTATAATGGCATACACCAATAATAAAACTAGATATTTCCAATACAATCGTACATTCATACTATACTACCATAATAAATGACGTGCTAATTGATTCGCGCTATATTTACCAGAATCTTTAATCTCAGCACTACGTTTTAAATAATTGGTGCGTCTCGTGTTATTCTTATGTTTCGTATAATCTTCATATCCCATGGCACCAAAATGTATCCATTTGTCGTGATAAATCATGTACTTTTTACCACGTTTTGTAGAACGAAACACTTTGACACCGTAGCGCTTTGCCTTTCGTTCTACTTCTTTCGGATTGGAATAGTCCTCCAACATAGTCTATAAGTATATTAACGGATTAGCCAACGTATTGTATCTGCAAAGAAAAATGTTTTCATTGTGGTTGGATATTTTTTATCTAACGGTGCTATAACAAATTTTGCGATTAATACACAAACCAGTAGAAATAACGGCAAGTACGAAATTAACCATTTGGTTCATACTTTATCTACAGATTTAAATTCATGGTCATTTTATCAGACCTTTTACGTCTACCTTTTTTCGCCATTCCAAGGCCATCCTTCATTTCATTCAATTCACTTAGACTCACCGTACTTCCTTCATCCATTTGCACCGTTTTAGGCTTCAACCCATTCAATATATCATTAATGTCACTCGGTCCCTTCATCTCTGGTCTAGGCTTCTCGGTCCTTACCTCTCGTACTTCTCTTGGTTCGGGTCGTGAATAGTTTGGCTCTGGTCGTGCAAACTCGCGAGGTGGTTGCACCGTATTCATGAAGCCGGATAATCCTGGTCCGACTGAACTCATGGCCGCCTGTGTAAACTTTTGCATCAACTCTGGATTTTGTCTCATGATATCATCCAGACCAGGCATGGATGACTTGAACATGGTGTTCGTCATGTGAAGCATAATGGCACTACCCCCCAACTGAAAAAGAAGTTTCAGCTCAGGTGCAAGCTTTGCCTTATTTCTATACTTTTCATGTAACTCGGCAAAGATTTCATCATAATCTGTAATGTTCTCCGAAAATTGTTCTGCCCATCCATCCAATTTAATATCAAACGGATCAAACTTGGAATTCAAAAACTCAATCCCCGTAATACATGCCATTAACATTTTTCCTTGAAATTTTACATTATTTGTCTTTTCCTTCTCTGATACTATATTTTCATACTCTCCCTTCATCTCTTCCAACGACGACTCCATGGAATATCGCTTGGTCAGCTTGACACCTTTGGCCTCCAAATCCTCCAACTTTCGTAAGTAGGAAAAGCGTTCTCGTAACGTTTCCTTTTGTTCTACTGGCTTATCTGGATTCCCTACAAATGGCTTGAATCCATCCCATGTTTTTTCCTTGACCGGCTCTGCAAACCGAACCGTAGGCTCAATTTTGATTTCAGTAGGCTCACTCCTTGGAAACGTTTCATTCTTGGGTTCATCAAAATTTAATTTAATTTCAGGCATCGCCCACCCTCCGCCCCCGCCACCCCCTCCGCCTGACAAGCTATTCAATTCCTTTTCTAATGAATCAATATCCGATAAAGTAATCGTATCCTTTTGTTTACTTTTATCATTCATTAATAATTCAATACCCGGAAGGGTCGTTTTTACTTCTTCCAAAGGGGTAAGATTAATCACTTCCATACCCTAAGTAAGAAGAATTCACTTTAAATAATCCGCAAATATATTACTTTTTCGTTTCTATAAACCAAATAGCCTGTAATAACGTATCTGCCAAATCATCCTTCTTTTTATGCTTCAGGAATGCAGTGTCATCCCATCCTTTGTCTATCAGTACTTTCTTCGCGTACTGTATTCCCAACTTTTTACGTTGTGAATACGTTGTGGGACCTTTGTGAAACAACTTTAATTTATTGACCGCTGCAATACAGTGAACGTCTGCACCACGCATCAACCAATACTGTACCACCATACCTTGAATCCCCTTCATCTTACTGGCCAAGGGACCAATTTGATTCTCTACTAGTACAGTGGTAACATTTTCAAACGTATCGTAGACTTGAATGAGCCGTTTGCCAATCTCTACCATGTCTGGTTCATTGGTCACCCATTTGCGTTTCAGGGAAGCAATCATTTCTTTCTTAGTTCCGATAGGTGATTCATGTTGGTTAGACAATGTAATCAGTTGTGGAAGTTCCTTGGTTGCCAAACACTTTTTACATAAAAAAAGATCGCCCAAATGATGCGTTGATTTAGAACAACACGTATAGGAGGGCGCAAGATTATTCACGTCCCAACTTTCAATCTTGTCGCGTAATAAACAATGGGCTAAATGTTTTAGACCAATGTCAATGGATAGCATTTCTTAAGGAAAAGAAAATGTACTTATATTCTTTTACTATAGTATGGACCCCAAACCTCAAGAACCACTGTTTGACTCTACTTCTCCATCTACTGCAGATGCATGGCAAGCATATTCTCAAGCTAATATTGAATGGCAACAAAGGCAAATTGCAAAAGCTTCTCAAGGTCAATCTTCGGTGCAAACACCCGGACAAGTGCCAGCACAGGGTTCTTGGTTTAGTAAGTTTAGCCCGTTCGGTGGAGGAAAATCGCGAAGACGGTCCAGGAAGTCCAAACGTTCCAAGTCCAGACGTAGATAATCACGCTTTCCAATTCATAACTATATTGGGTGATCTTTCGTTTAAATCTTTTTGATAATAGCAATATACACCTCTTCATTATTATGAAAAGATGACGTATGTCCACCTTCATAACTATTTATATTGTCGGAATAAATTGCCAATTCAATTCATCACAAATATTTTTCCAAATGTCATCTTGCTCCATCCTCTTTTCACGATCCTTTAACATTGGAAAGTAAGGTAAAAAGGAATCCTCCTCCAACAATTCACATAATTTGTAAATCGTATAATAATAATTCAAAAAGTTCACACGATCATCCGGACAACATTTCGCATACGGTCTCTGTATTTCAATGAAGAGTGAACACAGGCGCTCTTCCAACTCAGGACTCATCACCGGTGGTTTGATCCCCAATTTATCTTTGATGAACATGATGTGCTCATAATACTTGTTATATCCAAACTTTTTTAAAATTTCTTTCGTTTTTTCATTCGTAATCTCCGACACATCAATCCGTTCCTTTTTAATTTGTGATTGAATGTTTTCAAAAATATCTGCCGGTATCTGCGTAGACTCTTTTGCTTGAAACTGTGCCAATATCTCACGAAAATGATTGATGCGTTTGTACGCGTAAAAACATATTTCCTTCGGTGGTTCCTTGTACGACGGCTTTTCATTTTCAATCAGGTACTGGAATTGACATGCACACAAGGGATTGTTACAAATCACAATTCCATCATAATCTACCGGTATTAATTCACCACGACTACATTTTTTACAAATAGACGTATTGTAAATGTACTCTTCCGAGGGAACGTACGTATCATCAATATTTTTCAAGTAGTGGAGTGCGTGGTTGGTCATGGTTTGTGTGTCTGGCAACGCATCTACTTTGAAAAACTGGTTCAACAATTTAATGGTAGACTTTTTTTCAGAAATACCTTTTTTTTCTTCAAAGTAAGAAAAGAGATGATTGCCATTATCTAAATAGTAACGAAGTTGTCCCTCTTGTATGTCCTTCATTTGTTTTTTTAATTTAGATAGTTTAGACGGATCTTTTTCAGATGCACAGGTCTCTTTTAGTTTAGGAAGAATGATTTCATTCTCTTCTTTGAACCTCTCTACAAATTCATTATGTTTGGCATCTACCATTTTGATCATCATATCTTCCATTTTTTTATTTGGTTTTAATTTAAAGGACATACTTTATAAAGAAATGAACATTTTAAATTAAAAATACGTACATTGTTTCTTTTTCTATGATATGAATAAAAGGAAATTCATTATAAAAGCAATAGAAGATGGCTGGACAGTAACAAAACGTAACAATAAATACATTT